GCGTCATCAAATGATGCAAAGTACCTTCGATGGATTAGGCAGATACTTCTATTCTGCTATAAGATCGAGCTAGAACCAACCAATGAACAACTCCAAGAGGCCCAAAAGGCCTTCGAAGAAAGCGATGCTGGCGTTGGTGTTTGGGATTCTCACTTTGATGTGGGAACTCCTGGACACTGTCCGCTGTTTAGCACCGCCCGACGTATAGTTGGTCTTGTTACACACAAGATCGACTGGGGTAGCATCCTTCCGTCTCACGGTCCAGGGGCAGTTTACCCCTCTGTACCGACACATGAGAAATCGAAGTTTGATACCATCTACTCCACAATCGAGCCGCACTATCCCTACTACGAGTACCTGTGTGCCCTCCCGAACTATGTTCAGGAACACGCTTATACTCGCGGTGGTGATGTGCGTCTCCAGGATGACATTCTATGTCATCTTGTTGCTGTTCCTAAAGACTCCAGAGGTCCACGCTTAATCTGCGTGCACCCCAAAGAGGCTATATGGATACAACAAGGCTGTCGGAGGCTCCTTGAACATGCTATCGAGTCACCACGCGCCCCTACTCACGGACGAATAAACTTCCGTGATCAGGGCGTTAATGGCTCGTTAGCACTGTCGTCTTCCCTAAATCAGGAGTTTTGTACTCTTGACCTAAAGGAAGCGAGCGACCGCATTAGCTGTAAGTTAGTGAAGTTCCTTTTTGGGGACTACACATACGAAAAGCTATCATGCAGCCGTGCAAACAAGGTGCGTCTACTAGATGATCGGGTCATTGAGCTGAGGAAGTGGGCTCCTATGGGGAACTGTTTAACATTCCCTGTTCAGAGCCTTGTCTTCTACAGCTTGGTTCGAGCTGGCATACGCTGTCGTTACGGTACGGACTGTAGCGATATCTATGTCTTCGGAGATGATATCCTGTTCCCGCGTAAGTTCTATGATGGTGCTGTCAACGCCTTGATCCGAGCTGGGTTAATTCCCAACTTGAACAAGACGTTTAGGCACGGATTCTTCCGAGAATCCTGCGGCGTTGATGCCTATCGTGGCATCGATGTTACGCCTCACAGACTGCGGAGGTTGGATTCGTCATCTGTCTCAGGTGCTATGTCCATCTGTTCACTCGCGAAAGCGATGAAAATAGATGGTTACCACCATACCTCGGAACACTTATATCGGGAGGTCCAAGAGAGTTGGGGCGTTTTGCCTTATGGCAATAACCCTGACGCTCAAGGACTGTACCGGTATGAGGATTGCGACCTCGGCAAACTGCTTCTCTATGAAAAGTCTATTCGTTTTAACGATAAACTTCATAAGTGGCAGACCAGGTTGCGTTTGGTTCGTGGCGTTAGTCATAACGTTACTAAGCATGCCTGGTGGCATGTCCAAGACTCAATCCTAAGACTTCACCTTCAAGGTGAATCTCCTAGTTTTGAATCACGGGGTACTGAGTATGCGGTGCCACACCGCTCACGATTAAAACGTGGCTGGGCGGACGTCGTTTGACGTCCGCCCAATGCTGCTCACCGCACTAGAGTGTGCGGTTTGTGGCGACTAACACGATGACATTTTGAGCCTCAAAAACTCTTATGCACATCAACTGAC